GAGTTTGAGTTTATTTATCGTGGAGCTCAGTATAAAGATACCAGCACGTTGTCTGATACCTTGCACAAGAAACTTCTAGTCAGTGATTGTGCTACGTTCCATGAGATTCACGAAGCATTCCTAGACTTCTTGAGTGCAGCCTATGGCTACGATGTTAAAGACGTTCTATTAGGGAAACAAGATGACACGAACACATTTAGTAATTCCTGATTGTCAGGTTAAAGATGGAGTTGATCTCTCGTATCTTTCCTGGGTTGGTCAATATATTGTTGACAAGAAGCCAGATGTTATCATCAACATTGGAGACTTCGCTGATATGCCTAGCCTTTCTTCTTATGACGTAGGTAAGAAGAGCTTCGAAGGCAGACGATACAAGACTGATATTGAAGTAACCAAGTATGCAATGAACCTGCTACTTGATCCTATGAGGAAGTACAATGAGCGACAGCGAAGAAACAAAGAGAAGCAATACAAACCACACATGGTCCTCACCCTCGGAAACCACGAAGACAGAATTAACCGAGCAATTGAAAATGATTCAAAGCTGGATGGAACAATTGGCCTGGGAGATCTTGGATACGAAGAGGCTGGTTGGACGGTCTTTGATTACCTTAATCCTGTTATTATTGACGGTGTGGTTTATTGTCATTTCTTTACTTCGGGGGTGATGGGCAGGCCAGTGGCTAGTGCTGCAGCTCTGCTGACCAAGCGTCACATGTCTGCTGTCATGGGCCACGTGCAAGGCAGGCAGATTGCCTACGCCAACAGAGCAGATGGCAAGCAGATTACAGGGCTCTTCTCAGGCTGCTGCTACCTACATGATGAGGACTACCTAGGCCACCAGGGTAACAACTACTGGCGTGGTATATGGATGCTGCATGAGGTAGAGGATGGTCAGTTCGATGAGATGCCAGTCAGTTTAAAATACTTGGAGAAGCGATATGGAAGTAAAGCAGATTCTTAAAGAGCGTGGTGATAGGTATGGTAAGTACAGTAACGTGTCGTGGACATCTCAGAAGCTGAAGGAGACAATGCGTGACTCCTACAACTGGCGAGAGATGAAGCTGCACTGGACTCAGAAAGAAAGTCTTGATCTTATCTGTAACAAGTTAGCTAGAATCTTAAATGGTGATTCTAACTATAAGGATTCATGGGTAGATATTGCTGGCTATGCCCAACTTGTCGTAGACCAGCTTGACAAGCAAACCAATTTCTGATATAATAATAGGTTCCTCTATGGCATTGACGATACCTGAAATACAGGAGAGGTTAAAGCGGCTAGACGAGTTCACCTTGATAGAAGAGTTAAACATTAGTTCCGAGGACATAGTAGATCGGTTCTCTGATATCATAGAAGAACAAGCGGATAGGTTAGAAAAACTAATAGACTGGGAAGATTGAATGGAATATCTGGGAATCAAACTAAGACAACAACAATATGAATACACTGATCAAGCAAGCAAGCTACTCAAAGACTACTACATGCGAAAGCACGAGGACAGCCCAGACCAAGCCTTCGCTCGAGCAGCCGTTGCCTACAGCTACGGAGACATGGAGCTGGCACAACGTATCTACGAGTATGCTTCTAAAGGCTGGTTCATGTATGCAAGCCCTGTGCTCAGCAATGCGCCTCTGCCTGGAGAAAAGCCTAAAGGCCTACCGATATCTTGCTTTCTCGCGTACGTTCCTGATACTCTTACTGGCCTCATTAGTCACACTGCTGAGCTCCGCTGGCTCTCTGTTCTTGGAGGGGGTGTGGGTGGTCATTGGTCTGACATTCGCTCTACTAGTGACATTGCGCCTAGTCCAATTCCATTCCTAAAGACAGTCGATGCAGACATGACTGCCTATCGCCAGGGCAAGACACGAAAGGGTTCGTATGCAGCATACCTGGATGTTAGTCACCCTGACATCATTGAGTTTCTTAATATCCGTGTACCTACTGGCGGGGATCCTAATCGTAAGTGTCTTAACCTACATAATGCGATCAACATTAGTGACTCGTTTATGCGAGCGGTTATTGAAGATAAGGTCTGGGAGCTGATCGATCCTAATGACAAGACTGTACGGGACACAATCCCAGCTCGTGAGCTATGGCAGCGTATCCTCGAGACTCGCTTCCGCACTGGTGAGCCTTACCTAAACTTCATCGATGCTGCTAATCGTGACATGAATCCCTTCCAGAAGAAGAAAGGTCTGACGATTAAGGGATCGAACCTGTGCAATGAGATCCACCTAGTGACTGATGATGAGCGCACTGCTGTCTGCTGCCTGTCTAGCGTGAACCTGGAGTACTTCGATGATTGGAAAGACACCACGATGATCCGTGACCTTATCCGCTTCCTCGATAACGTGCTGCAGTTCTTCATTGACCATGCTCCCAGTGAGCTTGATCGTGCTAAGTTTAGTGCATCTGCTGAGCGCAGCCTAGGCCTTGGTGCAATGGGATTCCATAGCTACCTCCAGAAGCACAACATTGCCTGGGAATCTCCTATGGCTATCAGTCGTAATAAGTATATCTTCAAACATATTAAGACGGAGGCTGTAATTGAGACCGAACTTCTTGCCAAAGAACGTGGTGAGCCCCTTGATCTGGGAGGCTCTGGAATGCGTAATGCTCACCTGCTTGCTATCGCTCCTAATGCCAATAGCTCTATTATCGGTGGTTGTTCACCATCTATCGAACCTATTAAGTCGAATGCGTACGTCCATCGTACAAGGGCTGGTGCGCATCTGGTCAAGAATAAGTATCTGGAAAAGAAACTAGAAGAGATGGGCCAGAACACTGACGATGTGTGGCAGTCGATCATTCTCAATGAGGGATCTGTCCAGCATCTAGAGTTCTTTGACGAGTACCATAAGGCTATCTTCAAGACTGCATTCGAGATTGATCAGGCCTGGGTGGTGGACCATGCTGCTGATCGTCAACAGTACATCTGCCAGGGACAGTCAGTCAACCTGTTCTTCCCTGCTGGGGCTAACAAAGGACACGTCAACAGTGTACACATCAGGGCCTGGAATCGCTGCTTGAAGGGCCTGTATTACCTTCGTACTACCGCAGGTGTATCAGCAGATAAGATCAGTCAGAAGGTTGTTAGGAATGCATTGAAGGACGCAGAAGAGTGCGTAGCTTGTCATGGATAAGGAGAAAACTATGAGCGTATTGGCACCATCGATTACTTACAAACCCTTCCAGTACCCCTGGGCTGTGGAGGCTGCAGTCGAACACGAGAAGATCCACTGGGGTGAGTGGGAAGCTAAGCTGAACGAAGACGTAGCGCAATGGAAGATTGGAACGATCACGCCTGAAGAGAAGAACCACATCACTTCTATTCTGCGCCTGTTCACCCAGTCAGACGTAGCTGTAGGTACCAACTATATCGAGCAGTTCCTGCCCAAGTTCAAGAACAACGAGATCAGGGCTATGCTGACCAGCTTTGTCAATCGTGAATTCGTACACCAGCGTGCCTATGCCCTGCTGAATGACACACTAGGACTGGCTGAAGAGGAGTACTCATCGTTCCTGGAGTATGAGGAGATGAGAGACAAGATTGAGTTCATGCAGTCTGCTGACGTGCACACCCAGCAAGGGCTAGCTAAGGCACTGGCTCAGTCAGCCTGTAACGAGGGTATGAGCCTGTTCTCAGCCTTTGTCATGCTACTCAACTACCAGCGTCAAGGTAAGATGAAGGGCATGTGCGAGATCGTGGAGTGGAGTATCCGTGATGAGTCCAAGCACGTGGAAGGCATGACTCGCCTGTTCCATGAGTTCCTGAAGGAGCACCCACGGATCGTTACTGACGAGTTCAAGCTTGGCATCTACCAGATGTTCCGTGATGCAGTAGCTCTCGAGGACAAGGTTATTGACCTAGCCTACAAGGAGAGGAAGGAGATCGAGGGATTGTCTGCTGCAGAGGTGAAGCAGTACATTAGGTACATTGCTGATCGCAGACTGATTCAGCTAGGACTGAAAGGCAACTGGAAGGTCAAGGAGAATCCCCTGCCTTGGCTAGACTGGATCGTGAATGGTGACAGCCTGAAGAACTTCTTTGAAGGCGTGGTTACTGACTATAACGCTGACGGTATGTCAGGTGACTGGGGCTGGGCTAAGGCCGCTTAAGGAGAACAGAATGGAAATTGAAATCGGATTGATCTCAGGAATGTCTCTTGGTGTTGAATTCCAAGAGCTAGATAAAGGTTACTTGGTGATTGACTTGTTTATTATTAGAATCCTACTGAGTCGAGCTACACCAGAATAATCCCAGAGCAGTACCTTTACAGCCCTCTTCGGAGGGCTTTTTTTATTCCTTGGAGTAGAGAGCCTTCTCGTCTTCTCTGCGCTTGAGCAGGCCCTTGAGCACCTTGCCACCTGCCTTGGCCCACTTCAGAAACTCTTCTGCAGCTCCCTCGTAGTCACCACGATTATGCTTCATGCGTAGGCTAGACTTCTGCAAGCTGCCTAGTCCTACGTTAAAGCTGAAGCTAACCAGCGCATCGAACTGACCCTGAGTCATCTCTCCAGGGCAAAGCCTGTGCACCCCCATCTCAAACCTAGCTAGGTCCTTCCTCAGGATATCATTGATCTCGTCCTGGGATAAGGTCCTGTTCCAGCCAGCAGGTAGTTCCAGACTAAGGCGGTCTGCAAAAGGGACTCGTGCATGATTAGGATCAATAACATGTCCAACACCTATGGTCCACAGACGGGCGGGACAGCGGTAAGCGACAGCCTTGACACCTTCGTGGTGTTTGATCATCTTGATGCATTCGTCAGACACCCTCACTACTTCTTACCCCACTGCCTACTTCCAAACCAGAAGGAAATGATTCCGCTTAGCAGGGCCATCTCATCTTCGGAGAAAATCACGTCACTAGCTTTGATCATGTCATCGACAGACTGGATCTCACCAGAGAACATGAACCATCCTGCTAGGGCAATGTTAATCAAGAACAGTTCAACAACAAAGATGAATGTAACAGCAGGACGAACGATACCATTAGCGTTAACCACCCACTCAGACGCACGAGCCATGATAGCCTTGTCATGTTCTAACGCATTACCTTGACGCTCCGCGTCTGTCTGCATAGCAATCTGGTCAGTACGGATCTCTTCGATCTTAGCCTGGGCAATGAAGCCTTCCTTGGCTAGCTGAAGCTCACGCTCAGTCTGCATCTGTGCAAGCTTAAGCTCGTGCTGCTTGTCTGCCTTGTCCTGGAAATACTCTAGTACCTTAGGCAAACCAGAGGCAAAGAAACCAATTGCTGATGATATTAGGCTAAGCATCTACTACTCCTTAATCTACAATGAAACCTTCAGTGAACGGGTTGACACCACGCTTATACAATTCTTTAGCTACGATAGCGCGATAGGCATCAGGGTCCGTAACTACTTCACGCAGGTACATTAGACGCATTCTGCTACGCACCTCAGACACATAGGCCATGTACACTTTAGCCTGCATACGATCAGACAATGCCAGGAAGCCAGGGTTGCTACCTAGACTCTCAGCGATCTGTCGGCTAACGTCACCCATCCTGTTGGACATCTCAACGTACTTCTCTGCTGGTAGTTTATAACCATACAGATCCCTGTTAGGAGGACTGATCCGCAGCTCAGGATTGTCTAGCACCCTGCGAGTAGCATCGTTGATTACAGGAGAAACAGGCAGACCAGTCACCAGCCCAGATATAGGTAGGTTTCTCTCTTCGCCTACCACGTTGACTGACGCAGGCAGGGTCTCACGAATGACAGGGATACGAGACTTTAGGTTATTCACAATCCATGCACGTAGGTCTGGGTCTCTGACCTCACGCACCAGAGGATCTTCCAGTCTAGCAATCGTGTTCAGGATGTTAGGAGTCAAACCATTGGTCAAACCAACTAGGAAAGACTCTATTCGATCTGTGTCCTGGATAGCCAGCATCATGTCAGCCAAGCTTTGGGTAAAGGTCTTGTCAAGGAAAGCTGCCCTGACCACGTCACCCATGTTCTTAGCGATACCAGCCACTCCCTTGCCCTCACGAGCTGCCTTCTGTACAGCATCAAATGACCCCGCCACTAGGCCTAAAACGGTCTGTACGGGCTCGATACCAGCGTAGCTTATCCACCTCTCACCCACGCCTGGGATATCCACCTTGATCGAATATTCAGGCTTCCCGAGGGCCTGCCACTTAGCTCTCTCTGCAGGGTCAGAAGGCATACCACCAGTGAACTTGTTGTCCTGCACCATGCCATAAGCCCAGACTACCATTCCAGTACCAAGGATCTGCTGACCAATGAAGTCACGATTCAGATCCTGCTTGAACTTGACCTCACCTTCCAGCTTCATGATACGCTCTTCAAGCTTGGCTGCAGCAGCAGGACTCTTAGCATTAGCTAGCTTATTACGTAAGCTACCGATAGCGTCTTGTAGATTGGTAATATCCTTGACACCCTGACGATAACGAGCAAGACCGATACCTGGAATATAACCAGCACCAAACTTAGCAATGTTGGTAGGAGTGATAATAAATGGTAGGACAAGACTCAACTCAGGAATATCACGAGCAGCCTGAGCCACTGCCTTAGTACCTTTGTCAATCAAGCTATCGCCTAGCTTACTGCGGAAGGTACCATAACGTGCAAAGTCATCAATCTCTTGAGCCCAGTCAGGAGCTACCTGCCTCAGGGTATCGAATAGACGATCATCAGCCCTAGATTGTTTCAGTGCCTCGCGCACGTCATCGATGAACTTGCCTGGAGTAGTGCCACGTTTAGCTAGGAAAGTCTTAACACCTTCGTTAGTAGAAGCTTCACGTCCAATACGATTGAGCATTACCTCTAGCTGGGCATGCTCGAACAACGTAGAGTAGGCATCGTCCACGCCACGCTGCAGCTTCGAGGGCCAAGCAAGTAGCATGTTAGCTGCCTTGGTAGCAGTGTTCAATTCATTGGGATCTTGTCCAGGCATCTGCAACCAGAAGTCATACTTGGACCTAGTCTGTCCATCAATCTCTACAGTATGGTCTCTGATACCACGCATGAACCGAGGGAATACTTTCTGGAAGGCGTAGCTGTAGCCCTTCAGAATATCCATAGCTTCTCCAGGTCTACCTGAAGCAAGACGAGCCAATGGCAGTTCGATAAACCTAGTGGTGTTACCGATAATGTTCTTAGCAATGGTGGAGATACCAGACAAATAGTTGTTACGAACCATGCTGGCAAACTGCTGACGAAGGCCAGGGTTCTTTAGAGAATCAACCATAGCCTCAGAGACAGCCTTAGCAGCCGCCTCCTTATTCAGAGATGGATTATTCAGTGTATCGTCTACACCTCGAACTACTGACTTCAGCCACTGGATACAACGTGCGGAGAAATTTATCATTTAGCAAGGTCCATTTGCAATGAAACTAGATATCTTACCACCGTTCTTGAACATCTGATTCAGGTTCTCAAACGATTTAAGAGCAACAGATACAGCATTCTTGTCACCAGCAATGGCTGCTGCAGAGCTCATGGTCTTGGTTAACTGCGACCCAAGGAAAGCTACCATGTTATCGTCACCAGCCAGGAGAGCTTCGTCAAGCTGCTGCATCAGGATAGGCAGGTCTTGCATCTGCTTAGCAAAGATAGGATATACAATCTGTCTCTCTGCGTCAGTCAGCACGTCACCCTTGCGATACTGCTTGGCAATGTCATCAGCCACTCGACTGTAAGCCTCATAGTCCTCTGCGCCTACCTCAGACAATAAACGCTTAGCCTCTGCCACTGCTGCAGCTTCCTTATCTTCCAGCGATACACCGATACGAGTAACACTCTGCAGTCTCTGCTTACCAACCTGAGCCAGCATCTTCAGAGCTTTGGATGATTCATCGTCTAGATTCTGAGACAAGACACCAAGCAACTTGAACTTCTTGTTCGGGTCCATCTGACTGATACGAGCAAGCTGGTTCGCCGTGAATGGACGAACACTCTTAGGAGCAAATTTCTTAAATAGTCCTATGTTACAGACTGGTTTCTTAGCAGCCATCTAACTCTCCTGCAAGGGCAGCGTCAATCAGAGTATCAGTATTCTTATGCTTATTAACCAGCATGTCTTCCAGACTACGAGCTCTGAATGCTCTACCTTGTTGCTGTTTTGATGCTTGTAATAGTTTCGTATAATCTTTAATCGTGGCTAACATATCCATGTCAGAGGCATTAGGATCTAATCTCTTGTAGATATCAGCCACACCTTCGGCTTTAGCCTGAGCAATCTTGTCAGCAGGGACCATATCGTCAGTCAAAGACTTACCAAAATTATACACTATTTTAGTCTGTTCGTCAAGGTGTTTCTCGATAGGATTAACTACGCTATCCAAAGCCTTGGACATACGGAATGGAATGACATCAATTGGTTTCTTACTTTTAGAGGCTGCAAGTTGTGCCTGCTTACCCCTTGCGATTACTTCCTTACGTACCTCAGCACCCAGCTTAGCAATCTGAGAATCAGACAGGTTCAGCGAAGTCTTCAGGAACTTGACATATTCATCATGAGACTTAGACTTGGTAGTAGGATTACCTACAATGTACAGAGCCTTGTCTACTTCAGTCTCAAACTCAAGCTTAGACGTGAAGAACGAAGGCTGTGCACCACGGAGATAGTTAGGAAGCTTGGGCAGGTTATTAACATCGAACTGGTTGACAGCAGCCTGCACTACATCCTGGCCCTGGGTGTCCAGAGTCTGAGCTACAGGGATCACTGGGTTTAGCTGGGCAGATACTTCCCTTGTAGCAATCCGTCCAGTCTGCCTGTTGACCCATTGCCTGCCCAGGAACTCATACTCCATGTTATCTGGACCAAGCTTGATGTCACCTACCTTAGGCATCTCAATCTTAGGACCAGCCTCAACCACAGGTGCACCTGGGATATCCACTGTACCGCCACCAGGAAGGTCTACAACGGTCTGAGTAGGCTCCACCCTAGCAGAGGCTGAGGGCACTGTAGCAGCGGCATCAGCACCCCTTCCAAAGCGTTGTACAACCCCTCCGATAGCACCACCTAGGACAGTACCTAGACCAGCTCCGATAGCTGTAGATTGTAGTCTACTATCCTCTTCAGTAAACTCAGGACGAACAGCACCAGAGATGGCACCACCAACTCCACCTGCAGCAGCCATGCCCTTCCAGCCTTTGAAGAAGGCACTGCCAGGAAGCAGAGTAGATGGGTTGACAAGACCACCAAGCAATCTACCAGACAGAGTAGACCAGTAGTTCTCAGTCTCTGACTGCCGTGCTAGGTTCTCTTCCGCGATACGCTCGTTAGATAGTTCGCCACCAAGGAGCTGTTTAGCACCATCTAATTCAGACAATACTTCAGCCTTAGCACCAGCAATAAAGGAGTCAAGCTTAGACATACCCTGACGATTAAGATACCCAATGATCTCATCATCAGTGTATCCTTCTTCTCTGGCACCAGCGACATCAAAGCCAGTCTTACCAGCTAAGTAGTCTGCTATCTCAGTCTTGGAGTAGCCTTCTTTCTGCGCTCCTACTACGTTAAAAGCAGCCACAGTTAAGCCCTTTCAAAGAAGCTTCTTAACTTATCCGAGTAGGTCTTTCGTTTACCTTTATTCATTTCTTGCATCTCTTTAAGGAGAAGAGCTTCATATTCTTTAGGATCTACGTCACTACGTACAACCCAGCCACTCTCTCCGTCTTCAATTTCCTCATCTGTAGGCAGATCAACTTTAGATTTAGTTGATTCTTTCTGTTTAGTAGCTGTTTTAGCAGGTTCCTTAGCCTTAGGAGCAGGAGGCTCAACCACTGGCTTCGGTTCCATTGCTGCACGCTCTGCTTTTCGAAGAGCCTTCTTATTAGCTTCTGCTGCAGCCTCACCTTGAGCAAAGCTAGCGGCAGACGTAGCAGGTGCAATTACAGAATCAGAAGCAGCGGGTGCGTTAGCTGGAGAAGTAGGGGCAGCATTAGGATCAAAGCCACTGATAGGTTTCTTCTCGCCTTTAGGAGCAGCTTTCTTATCACCATCAGCGGGCTGGTCTTTCTTAGCTCCAGCGGCTAGCAAAGCTGCAAACGGATCTGGTTTAGTAATAACCTCAACCTCACCAGAAGCAACTGGCGTATCATCCATCTTGTACAGTCTACCAGCTTTCTCGTATAGAGCACCACCACCCTTGAGCTGATAGGTAGAGCTAATCTTCTTACCTGCTTCCAGAGTAGCAGTCATCTTAGAAGCTTCAGCAGCAGCCAATGCAGCAGGCTGAGCATAACCAGCAGCAGCTAGCTGACGAGCAATGCTAGCATAAGCATTAGCAGAAGCAGTTGGATCAGTAGGATCAATACC